GACCGACCCAAACCGTTAGGATCACTAACCTGCTTCAACATCCCCATCCTCAGAGTCGGCTCCCTAACAAGAAAACCACTCTCCGACCAAACGAACAAGGTCGAGTTCAGGGTCCCAAAGTCAGACGAAACGGAAGTCTTCACTTTCTCAACGGTTAAACCGAGATCGGGCAAAGAATCCATCCAACGCTTCGAGAACTCCCTGGAGGATTGGAACATGATGTCGTCGCCGTTAATGATAACGGGCAACTTCCCCTTGACTCTTGACTGCTTACACACCCACCTGAAGCAGAGATAATTGTAGAGACAAAGGAGAGGAAAGGACAGATAAGACCCCATCATCTGCCCTCGGGCCGGCACAAACTCATCGACCCCAAACTTGTCTGAGGATAGGACCGGAGAAAGTGACATTGAGGCGTACTCTTTCACACCCTGCGGGACGAAACTCGTGGTTGCAAGCAAAGAGTCGAGAACCCTTTGCGAGACAGCACGGATCAAACCGTCAGTAGCGGACTTGTAGTCCCCTGACGTCAAATCGCCTTTCTGGATGTCAAAGCCCGCCCGAAGAAGTTTTGTGGAATCCACGTCGCCTCTGCACAACCACGGTTTCCCGGAAAGATGATCATAAATCGTTTTGTGAAGAGGCCTCATAGCGAGCGCGCGATAGTCAAACTTTGACAGCGGCCTGGGTTTACCAGCCGACTGAGCGACCATCAGCGTACCCTTGAGGACACGTGGAACCTCTCTCGTCCCATGACAGACGGCATCCAAGAAGTCGTGTTGTTTCCAGTTCTCCAGGGTGAAAGCACCCAGAGAACCTCCACTCCTACGACCTCCGTTCGCCTCGCATCCGTATTTAACCGATGAGAGAGGAGGTGAAGTGGTTCTGCAGTGAGACTCGTAGCCAGCGTCCCATCCTTTCGAAAAAAGACGAGTCACTTCACGGTCAACGAACTGCAAAAAACCGGAAGGAGGATCCGCGGAAGGTTCCGCGAGGTTCTGAACAAGCTTCTCGATCATCTCCGCGTTCATACAAGGACACGAATCAGGAAGAAGCTTCTTTATCGACTGGAAAGACAGATTCCGGGCAGGAACCGAGGAAAACTCGGAGCCCAGAAAAGTCTTAACGACAGCCATTGATTCAGAACAAGTGCTCTCTGGACACAAAGCAGGAACAGGCGGACAAGGAACGTCGTAAACGACGGACCAGGCCCTAGTAGCGTCCCCGACAATGCGAAAGAGTCGGTTTACGAAGGCGCGACAGGCTTTCTTTCGTCTGCGCGAAGTTTTTGGCTTTTTTTCTTGGTTCAGTTCGGTTGTAGCCATAATATCCGGTAGAAAGTTTCGATGCTTCAATTCGCAATTTATAGATTGCCGCGCATCTCAGGCGCTATCTGGTTTTAAATCGACTTGTACCTGTCGAGTTCTCAATTTCATTGCAGACCGAAGTCCCCGCCGAGGATTGATTCCTGATCCGGCTCCGCCGTGGTCAACTTTTGTATTTCGGATACGGCAGTTCTCGCCACTTCCTTTTACTTTGGAGTGTGTTCTCTCGTTGGTCTAGCGAAAGCGGCGTCACCGGTCTGAGCAGCCCTAAAGCTCCGCAGTCAGCGAGGTCACTGACACCAACTCCCAATTTTGTTATGACTTGGTAAACATATAGACACTTTCTTTTCGGATGTGTGAGTGCCGAAATCCATCTTTTTTTTCTGCGACGAGATTAGATCCGTCGACAGACAGGAAATAAAACGTGGGCACTCGCGTGCGAACGAAAACCTGTTGTCCCTAGCATGACTCAAACCGAAGCTCGAGTCGGGTGTCCCGAAGAGGACATAGCCCTGACAGCTGACAATAATGCCATCTGCAAATACGCGTCTTAGGACCGCGTAT